TACTACGATGTGCTTTATCCATCCCCTGGGGCATGTATCCCTCAGACCCTGACAGCGAGTCAGGAACGAGTCTTCAAGACGGCGTAAGTTTCTCCAGATAACTTTGTCTTGTTGACCTTGAACGGCACCACGGCCAGTGGGCATCCCCTTACCACCCTCGGTAACACCATAAGGTAGCACAGCTATGCATTGTTTGATGCATGGTGTGCGGGATGCGCTGAGCCATGGCGAACCGACAACCCCGACATACGCGTCTTTAGTTCGGGTGACGATTGCGTGAGATTCATACCTCAACGTTTTTCGTAGCAGCTCCAGTAATGGATCACAGCAAACTCTGCCGACGGAAGCAGAGAGCTTGACAACGGCCCTCCTCGCGGATTAGGCTAAGTAATCAAGATGATAGCTGCGACCCCCTGGTTCTAGGTCGACTTCCTTTCGAAGATCCCTCACGTATGTAACGGACGAGTTGTCCTTACGAGAGATTACCGGAAGAGACTTTCCCGTGGCTTTACCTATTCAGGCAGAAATGCTCTAATGCTCTGATACCCCGAACTCCACTAAGCGGCATAACACTATGCCCTTACGCTGGAGAAGGTAAGCCGCCTTCTTGAAGACATCACCAGTCTTCAGGTGACTGCACCCCACTTAACAACGCAAGATGTTAAGGACTACATTGCGTAGACTGACATCGTACGATTTGCACTCGTCCGATAGAATGGCTACGACGTGGAGGACTCTGTCAACCAACATGTTGGTATGACAGTTGGGGATTTGCACCACCTGTACGCCACTGGTGACCTTGTAGTCACGATGGGTGGGAAGGTCGAGCAGGCTTTACTTTTAAATCTAAGTATGCCACGACCATCTGAGGCCCCAAAGACCTCCAACTCAACACAACTTGCAATTGTGAAACCGAAGCAGGTGCAGCTTAAATCGCACCGGTAGCCAAACCCCAGGCAAGACATGCAACTAGCAACAGCCAGTTCAACGCGTGTGCCATACAAGCAGGGTAACTATCAAACCCCATCGACTGAAGCGATGGTAACCGCTTGGGACTAGTGTCTTCTCGCGAAGTTCAGACCTGGGACAATCGACACACCGATTGTTGCAGGAATGAACATCGCTCCTTTTCCCACCCTGATCTCCGCAACCTGCGGCTCAGAAGCTTAAGCCGACTATTTTGGCACTGGCTAGGTACCGATTGGCACGTATGACTACTTGCTCGTCGCATGGTTACCTATCGCCACTGCATATTATGGTAACGGTGTTACAGCGAACAACAACTTTCCAGTCACGACTAAGTTAGGAGGTGTTTGCTACCAGTAATCGAGCAATCTGAGCAATGTAGCTTTGTGGGCAGACCGTTTCGATAACGTCTTTTCGTCAAGATCTATGTCGTCAGTTTACGGGTCCGACATGTAAGGCTTCTCTAGCAGAGGTTTTATATGGGCCAGTGAATGTGATTACAGTATAGTCGCGCCAGCAGCCACCATTTCTGCTAACGTCTACACAGGATCTATCCTTGTATCTCAACTACAGGGAACAACGAATTTGACAGGTGCCACTTTCAGGGACCTAATCGAAATTGCTGGTAAATCCACGACCATGAAAGAAGGTCGATTCTCTTTGAGGTCTGCGATTGTGAACAACAACATTGTTTACTCTTAGCAACCCGCAGGCAGTGTACTAGACGATCCCTCGTTTAGTGGAGAAGTGATTAGCTATGCTATCATCGAGAAAGGAGCTCAATCCTTAACCGGTGCTGGTAACGCGAAGTACTCTCTCTCCTACGACGTACGTGCCAACGGTGTCTTTGTTCCCCTAGCGTTTGATGCGCTCGCCAATTCCTTGGCCAGGACTAAACAAATTGCCAATCGCTCACCCCTTCCCTCATTGACTGCCA